TACCATCGGCGGCGGCGCGGCAGGTGCAGGAAAGGTGGCCGATATAACAGTACTCTGGCGCCCCTTGGTGGCCGGCGGATACTACTTGAACGCATAGCATAGGGGGTGCGCTGTGAATATGACCGGAACTGGATTTATCGTGACCAGAGAGACATGGGGAAAAACGCCGCAGGAACAGCGCGACTGGATTGTCTTTGAGACCTTGCAATCAATCGACTGCCGTATGCGTGCGTTAGAGCGCTGGAACAAGTGGTTGTCATTCGCCGGCGGAATCGTCGGAGGTGTAGCGGCGGTGCTTGGGATGCAGTTATTGTAGGGGGTGGATGAGAATGAGAATCACTACCACAACAGCCCCGACAGTCGAACCCGTCACCCTGACTGAAGTCAAAAAACACCTGCGCCTTGCCACCACTGACGCAGAAGCGGCGGCCTACACGACCGAAGATGACCTGCTTGATCGGCTCATCACGACCGCCCGGATCATGACCGAGCAACAGACAGGCCGGAAGCTCATTACACAGACGCTGGAATACTATCTGGATGAATGGCCGGACGGTGACGAGATAAAACTGCCGTATCCGCCCCTACAGTCGGCAACGGTGACCTATCGGCTGGAAGATGACACGGGATACGACAACACCCTTTCGACAGTGGATGTTGATATTGTCTCAGAACCTGGCCGGATTGTGTTGCAGCCGAATGAATCATGGCCATCGGGTACGCTCTACAGCGAGAAACCCATCAAGATTGAATTTGATTGCGGTTATGGTGATGCAGACGACGTGCCGGAGGGTATTAAATCGGCGATCCTCCTGAGGATAACAGACCTCTATGAGCATAGGGGAGAGATCGTTGCAGGCGTATCGGTGGGGCGCATAGAAGGAGCGATTGACTCCTTACTCTGGCCATACAGGGAATGGACGTTTACGGCATGAGAGCTGGCAGAATGGATAGAATTATATCGCTCTATCAGGAGTCGAACACGACGAACGACTTCGGGGAGCAGATCACAACGTGGATACCGCTCTGTATGGTGGGTGCTGAACGTGCCGCGGGGACACTTACTATCGGCACGCTCTATCAGATCACGGCCACTAAAACGAATCACTTTTATGAAGGCTGTGCCGTGGGGGATGTTTGGGCGGCAACAGTGGAGACAGCGCTGGATGCAGACAATAAAGTGAAGCCGGTCATCAGGTCATATCAGGAGTGGGCGGAACGGTTAGAACTGAGAGGTGATGAGAGATGGAGCGCTCAACAGGTGGTGGCGGCTATTTCAGCGAAATATCGCATCCGGTATCGCTCCGATATTACACCCATGGTCCGGCTGGTGGATGCAGACGGCAGGGAATATGACATACAGGCGCAGTTGGAGCTTGGGCGGCGTGAGGGGATTGAACTAATAGTATCAGCGAGGGGGGAATAATGGGACAGCCGCCTTTCAAATTTGAAATTGTCGGCCTGAAGGAAACGATGGACGCCCTGGAGCAGCTCCCGACCGTGAGCATGAAGAAGGGAGTCGTCAGGAACGCTCTCAAGAAGGCCGCTGTGCCCATAAAAGACAAAGCTAAATCGAACGCTCAGGGAATACCGATGGACAATAAAGACATCGTTGAATCAATAAAAATCGGCACTACCCTAAAACGCTCACAGCGGGGCAGGCAGGACAGGTCGAGGGTGACGGCATACGTAGGGTCATCCCATCCATTGGCCCATATTTTCGAATTCGGGTCTGCTGAACGGTACACAAAGAAGGGCGCGTATCGTGGGTACATCCCCCCGATGCCATTCTTGCGGGGAGCATGGGACAGCCAGAAGAAGGTGTCCCTTGACATATTAAAAGACGAAATCTGGAAAGCGTTGCAGAAGTCGGCGCGGCTACTGGCACGGAAGGCTGAAAAAGGTACATTGACAGCGAAACAGCGGGCAGGGTTGATGAAATGATCGAGCAGGCAATCAGATACATACTGATCAACGATGCGACCGTGAAGGCGATCACGACGCGCTGTTATCCGGTTACTATCCCTCAGGACCCGACGTATCCCTTAATCCTCTATACCAAGATATCGGGGATGCGTGATCACGTATTGCAGGGGCCGTCAGGCATGGCGCATCCGCGTTTCCAGATCGACGCATGGGCAGAGACCTATACAGGAGCAAAATCCCTCGCCGATGCAATCAGGGGAGCGCTGGACGGCTACAGAGGCACGGCGTCAGGAACGCGAATCGGATCATGCCTCATAGACAGCGAGCGGGACATCTACGAAAGCGAAATAGAGATTTACCGTGTCAGTCAGGATTATCTGGTCTGGCACGATGAATAAATAGCAACAAAAACAGGAGGAAAATGCAATGTCTGATATGACCGAAGCACAGGGAACGAAACTGGAAATGAGTACGGGAACAGGGAGTGCGGTAACGATTACCGATATTACCCTCGCCAATCCCACCATACTAACTGCTGCTGCTCATGGATTGAGCAACGGCGATGTTGTGACTGCTGCGAGTTTCGCCGGTGACGATGCGGCGAGCATCAACGGCAATACCTATGTTGTCATGTACAAAACAGACGATACCTTCGCCATTGCTCTGGACTCGACCGACCTCACAATCACGGACAACACCGATTCGGCGACCATGACCCCGGAATCTTACACGGAAATCGGGAACATCCTTGACTGGGACAATCCGAGCGACACGAAAAACATGATCGACTTTACGACACTGGAATCGACGAGGCAGGAAGAGCGGCCTGGAATGCCCAGGAATGTCGATCTTACGTTCAATCTCAACTGGACCTCTGATGATGCGGGACTGCTGGCTGCCGAAACCGCAAGGGCTAATGATACATTGAAGACGTTCAAGATCACTTATTCCGACAATTCGGCCCACACGTTCACCGGCTACGTGACCGGGATCACCAATTCTGGCGCAGTCGATGACAAGGTAGCCAGCTCAATCACGATCCACAGGACAGGAGACTTGACGCTGGCATGATAACTGGGCAGAAGCGCATAGACATTCTGGGTAAGCCGTATTATCTCCGCTTCACGTGGGCCGCATTGGCGGAGGTGGCAGGGAAGTACGGCGACGCGCCGAATCTATTTGATCCTGAGACGGTGGCGTTTGTAGCGTCGGCGGGCCTTCGGGACAAGCACCCGGAGATGACCCCTGAGAAGATCATGGAGCTGTCGCCTCCGCTGGTGCCCTTTGCGCAGGAAGTACAGCAGGCAATTCGGTGGGCGTACTTCGGCGACAAGGGAATACCACCGGATGAAAATGGTGTAAAAAAAAAGCAGACCCTGACTGGTTGGCTGATGCGTATCATGCGGCGGTTGTTGCGGGATTAAGCCCGGTTGAATTTTGGCAGTTGACACCGTACCAAACGCGATTGGCAATGGAGGCCACGCTTGAAAGATCGGACAAACAGGCATGGTTGGTGGCGGCCATGGCGCGGACGAAGAAGCTGCCGCGATACGAAACTCTGAGCCGCAGAAGGGCCAAGGGGCCGAGGCCGGGGATGGAAGCCGAAATGAAAGCATATTTTGGGCAAGTAAAGAAACGGGGTTAAGGAATAATGGCAGCGCAACCAATAGGAGCTTTGCATGCGGAACTTTCCGCCGGTCATGCACAATTTGCCAGTGACATGGGCAAGGCCCGTAAGGCTGTTCAGGACAACGCCACCGGCATGCAACTGGCTATGGATAAAGTGGGGAAGAAATTTACCGAAGCCGCGACTGCCCTGAATAAGTACGCTGGCTATGCGGTTGCAGCAGCCGCAGCCGCAGCCGTGGCATTCGTGAAAAAGCAGATCGACGTTGCCGACCAGATGGGCAAACTGGCCCAACAGACCGGCACAACCTCAGAATTCCTATCATCGATGGGGCTTGTGGCCTCACAGACCGGGACGTCCCTTGAGTCTATTGCCAAGGGTACGCAACGTCTCGCAATGAACATGAACGACATGAGGCGTGGCGTGGGCGATGCAAAAGAAGCCTTTGAAATGCTCAACCTGTCCGTTGTCAGAAATGACGGAACGCTGAAAAACTCCGAAACAGTCATGAAGGAGGTCGCCGACCGCTTCGCAGGGATGGAAGATGGTGCCGACAAGACGGCACTTGCCATGAGGCTCTTCGGTCGTGCCGGTGCGGAACTTATCCCCATGCTCAACCAGGGGAGCGCCGGGATTGAAGATTTGCAGAAAAAAGCCAAGGAGATGGGCCTGGTCATATCAACAGAGACGGCACTCCAAGCCGCCTACCTGAACGATCAGCTTGACCTCCTGCAAAAGTCCGCTGTGGGTGCGGGCCGGTCGATGGCCCTGAGCCTGATACCATGGCTCAATGAAACCCTTGAGGTCATCAAATTTGCCAGGGAGGAATCGGGAACTCTCATGGCCGCATGGGTGGCCCTAGGCGCTGTTGGTGATGCCTTATTTGGATCATCAACACAGCAAAAAATAAATGCAACCAGAAAAGAAATCGAGCACCTTGAATCAGTCCTCAAAAAACAAAGTGAGGGCGAATTGCCGGGATTAGAAATAATAGGGTTTGAATCAACAACCAGAGACCTTGACCAGTTAAAGGCAAAGCTGGCCGAACTCGAAGCGCAAAAAGAAAAAGAAGATGCGGCAGAAAAACGCAGAATGGAAGAATCCCTGAAGCGGTCGCAAGAAGAAGCCGAACAGCGCCGAAAAAATACCGAGGCCATGATTGCAG